CTCCCTTGACTGCTTCGATATCATTCTTGATAGCAAACTCACTGACCACACGGCCTGGTTCAACTAGAATATAACGTTGCAGATTGTCAAAGTCCACTGTCTTTTCAAAGAACACCAGTTTTGAATTTGGAACAACCAATGGTGCCACAATTTCATCAAAGAAATCTGGATCATCTGCTACCCCATCACTATCAACATCTTGGTAACTGACAATCACTTGATAGTCGTCAACATATCCGTCAGACTCAACTGGCTGGCCAATGATAGAAAGACTGATGTCTCCGGGCAAGGGTTGATTGGAATCTGGCAGGCTGTTGGTTCTCAACACCTTGACAAAGTCGCTGATTGTTGTGCCTGTGCGAGTGTCAAAAATGCGTTGACCTGATTCAAAGAAAAATCTTGTTTGCAGCACCGAGCCAAAGTTGTACACCAGAGACCGGCTGGTCACAGTGTAGCTGAGTCCATCTGTCAGGCATTGAATGACCCAGCTTGCATCTTGGCCTGTACCTGATGTATCTTGTGCGTTGGCCAGACTAAAGTCCGCATTGACAGCAAGATTATTAGATGTAATCAGATACCAGGTCTGTGTGGTATTATCATATCCAAGTCCAAAGTTTCTAAACAACAAAATCTGATCAGCAATTGCGGATTCAAGGCTGGCTGGAATATCTGTGACCAGCAACGGAATTACGGACACAGGTATTGCTCCTGTGGGCACAAAATTATTGAGTGTAACTGGTCCAGTTCCGTCGTCAAAGTTGCCCTGACCCTGATTGGTACCGTTCAAAACAATGATACTTGGGCTGGCCCAGATGGTGAGTGTTTCATCTGCACGAACAGGAGTTCCTAGTTTGAGTCTATTGTTGGCATCAAAGTAATATCCAGCAGGTGCAGCAAACTTTACCAGGCTACCCACTTGAATATATTTTGTGTTGTTGCTAGAAAAAGTGCCGATAGGAACAGGGCCGCCGGTGGCATTTACAAAATAACCAGTGGTTTCATTGGCCATTGTGGTACTCTGATTCCAGGTGATATTGAGTACTGCCAAGTCTGGTCTTGGAAAATTTGCATAATAAAATTGTGTAAAACCATTGGTGATCAGCAGTGGTTGTATCTGATTGGTAATTACACTGGCAATGTCATTGCGATTCAACCACGAGAACACAAACGTAGGCAGTTGGTTTTCTTCCCACAAGGCACCGTCGGATCCAAAAATATTGGTCGAGCTGTATTTGCCTGTGTTGTCCACTAGGTCAAGATATCGACTGGTACCAATGCTGGCACGATTCAGGGCCTTGCTTTTGATAATTGAATTGTACAAGGTAAACGGAAAGTTGTTGTAGTCTTCGCCGTTGACCATGCGGTTTTGTGTGTAGTATCTAGCAGGAGCACGTTGTTTGATTTCGTCCAGAGTTTCCCTGGCCTGTGCATTGCTGACAGGAGTGGTGATACCACAAGTGAATGTGATTGTTTGCAACTGACCAGTTCTGCTGATGTAGCTGATTGGCAAGACCACACTCTGCATTTCTTCAGGATTGATAATGTATTGCAGGCCGTTGGATGCACGAACATAGGCTCGGAACAATCCCACTGGAATGGCAGAAAATACACCATCGCCAAATGTCAACGTGATCTGATCGTTGGTTCTTGATGTTGTGGAAAACAATTTACGTTGATCAGGTGTCAGTTGTTCTGCTGCCGCAGCAAAAACTGATTCTACATACTGCCATTGACCCACAACTGTACCCACATTGTCCAACTGGAACACCCAACGGTCTTCATTGTTGACACCTTCAATATTGATGTTGACTGTGCGATTGCTGATTCGTTCTGCCAGATTAAAATCTTGACTTTGCAGTACACCTTGTTTGAAATAAAAGAAATAACCAGTGTTGGCTGCTGCAAACCCTAGGGAGTCGCTGCGAAACAGGATATTAAAAATGCCGTTGGCCACAGGAGCCGGTTCGTAGATATAGTCTTGGCCCACGGATGTGGAATTTACTGCTTCAAACGGCATGTTGACACCGTCCACAGTGGCGTTGTATGGCAACACAGGCAAGAATCCTGGAACCAGGTTGATAGCATATTCAGATGTGTTTACACCCACAATGTCTTGACGATTGCCCGGACGGCCCACACGTTGAGTGTCCACTAGAGCAGCATTTAAAACGGCTGTGAATTGTTCTTCCCAGTTGAAATTGGTAGGATCGTTCCAGTTGATAGTGACATTGGCCAGATCAATTCCGTTAAAGTCTGTGACATTTTCGGTGGTTTGTACCGAAAACACTTTGAGATAACCTTGAGCAGCAGTATTTCTTTTGGCGGTGTAGCTTACTAGATTTGCCAGGCGCACCACAGAGTCTCTACGCTCTGCGGTATCTATGTAATTTTCACGAGTGTTAAGGTCATTGCGGAAGGCCATTGCTTGACCCATGAATGCCACAACGTCTAGTAATGCAATGAATTCTGAACTTTCAATGTAGTCATTGAATGTTTCAGGATAGTACTGTCGAAGATAATCTACAAAACTTTTTCGCAAAGTTTCAAAGTCGTAGCTTTGAAAGTCAGCTTCTCTAAAGGTCTGATAGATGCGTTTCCAGTCTTCAACGCCAAATACAACTGTTTGTCTAGTGGTGCGTGCCATGATATTCCGTTAATATGTTATTTACCGATAAAGTAAACGGCTACTTTTATACGAACGAAGCTCTGCGCTGTTGTTGATCAAAAAATACACTCAGCAATTGTGCATCTGCACCAGCCACCAGTTGTATCTCCAGTTCAATCAACACACCGTTTTCCTGTGGGTACACTTGTACATCATTTAGATAAATTCTAGGATCGCCGCCGGCTACTCTTTGCACTTCACGCAGAATATTGGCCATGGTAGTTTGATCCTGGCTTTCAAACAAAAAACTCCAGAGTGTGGTTCCGTATGATGGACGGCCGGGTAGTTGACCTTGCCAGACATTGAATGCGTTCAGTAGGTCGCGCTTGATTAATTCGCCGTCTACCAGCGTGAATTTTTTGTATTGATTCTGTGTGTTAAATCCAATGAATGTGGCCATACAGATATTTAGCTGGTGCCTGGAGGTGCAAAATCTGGCACAGATATTTTGCTATTGCCAATGACTTTTTTCACTGCTTCGTTCAAATTAGATCGATTCACAGTGTTGGTAAATCCCTTGGCTGTTTGTACCCCTGCTTCCAGTGGATTACCGCCGCCAGATATATCAGCATTTAAACCAGCAAATGCCTGTGCAAATTCTGCTGATTTGGCAAAGTTGTTCATTTGACTAATTAGTGCAGCTGGTGCACCGCCTGCACCGCCAGCAAGTAATCCGCCAATTCCACTACCACTAACCAGTGATCCCAATGATCCCAGTGACGGTGCCGTTTTGAGCCATTCTGTTGCATTGCCCAGGCCAAACTTTGTGGAATTGTTCAACAACGGACCCAGCTGCGATGCTGCTTCTGTGCCGCTGATGGCTCCTACTTGTTTGAGTTGATCAAAATTTACATTCATTAGACCTTGCTGCACTGTGGTCTGCAGTCGTTCGTTGCCCAGCACCGAGGTTAAATCTGTGGCACCCGACTTGCCTGTCCAGCTGGTGGGACTTGACAATATGCTGGTAAATTTGCTGGGATCCAGATTGATCTGTTCAGCTAGTCCGGGTTTGATCAAGCCTGACAACTGCAACTGATCAGCATTGAGGCCAAACTTGCCAAGACCTTTGGTATTGGTAATTGCAGACGCAGCCTGGCCCACTGATGTACTGGTTTGTGCTATCAGTCCTTGTATTTGCGCAGGATTAATGGCGCCTATGTTTTGCTGGCTCACTGTTGTGCCAACAAAGTCACTAACTCCAATTGGATTAGGAATAGGCATTCCTCTTAGATCAGGAAGATTGATTGCGCTTCCCAGTTGTTGGGCCTGTGCAAATGATGCTGGTCCTATTTGAGCTATGGCTGCTGACAGGCCACCTGTGGCCTGGGTAACTGCATTGACCAAGCCACCTACCGGTATTCCTGTTAGCCCACCAGTGTTGATCTGTTGATCAAATATTGCTCTCGCTTGTTCCACAGTGGCACCTGATGGTCCTTCCACCTCATACACTTCGCCGCCTGGTCCTGTAAATGAAAATTTACTCATGATTTTCTACTTATGCCCCAGCTGGAAGGAACTGGCTCAGCATCTGGTGGAGGAGTGGGCGTTCCTTCTGTAAGACTTACACTGGACTCTACACCTTGGTTATGATACGGATACGGCTCGTGAGTTGGTGCTCTTGTGACAATACTCTCTAGTGAATTGGGTTTCACTTGCCAACCTGTAGAGTTGTCAAATGTAGTGTCGTCTAGAGTTGTTTTAGGATACAGCTTGGGAACTTTGACATCTGTTGCGCTGCCGCCGTTGAGATCAATCCTGCTGGCCTTGAATTTCAATGCTGACCCACCGTCCCAGGATCCACTTTGACTTTTTAATGCTAGACTACCGTCACTTCGAATGCCAATTGGCGCTTGGCTGTAAATGGTCATGGCACCTTGGCTGGCCATGTTCATGGTAGTCACAGCACCAATGTTGGTGGCTGCATTTGATTTCATGTTGATGTTGCCACCAGCAAACATATTGATGTCTTTGTCAGCATGTAAATTGATAGTTCCTTTGGTTCTTACGTTTACACTGTTGGTCGAAAACACATCTACTGTGCCTTCAGATCCCAGTTCAATCCAGGTTTGTCCATTGGAATGAATGAACTGAAAAAAGTTTTCTGAATCATTCATCATGATCTGATGACCCTTAGCAGTTCGTAGTCTAAGCAAGGCATTGTTGCCGTCTAGATCGCCATCGTCCATGACCAGTGTGTGCCCACCTTTGCGGCCTATCACTTTGACATCCTGCGGCTTCAGTTCACCAGAATTCAATTTCTGGCGTATGGTATTGGGATCTGCTCCACCTTGATAGATAGGTTGGCCGGGTGTGCTGATACCATACACTGTGCTGGGACTTTCTCGCTGTGCATTTGAAATGATAGGACCACGTTCAGGATCTTTGTCCAGTCCTTGTTGAAAAAATATGGCTGCTTGAAAACTATGTACAGGTTTGGGCTGTTCAAAGAATCGTGGATTTTTGTTAATCTCTTTGTTGGCCGAGTTGATTTCGGTAACCGGCAGCTGAGGTGCGCTGGCAAAATATTCTGCTTGTGACTTGTTCTGAGTAACATACTGGCCTTCCTTTGCAGCACCAATAGCCGGCAACATATGATTCAAACTGTCTTCAATTATTGATCCAATATAGTAACCTTTATCAGGATCACCTTCGACAAAAAAACACATGACAGATGTACCAATATCCGGTGGGGTAAACCACATGCCGTAACTTTGTTGATTTCCGGGATATGCGCCTACCCCTGCACTGGTGCTGGTTTTTTCTGTAGCTCCATAGAACGGTGACAAGTATCTTACCCAACGCCAGGTTTCAGGATTAGTGCTGGGTTGGCCGCTGGCAAACTGTTCAATAAAAACCTGCAGGCGGCCAGTTCTTGTGAGATCCACAGTGTTTACAATACGACCAACAAATGGCCCCATTTCTGCGGGTGTGCCACCGCGATCAAATTTATAATTGGGTGCGCGGCCTGATGGTTGAGCATTATTTTCTGCCATATGTGTCCTTTAGGTTCCTTGGTCGTCGTTTACTACACCCTGCAAAGGTGTTGGGGTAGGAACTGGTGATAAATCCAATCCATCAACGCCAGCAGTGGGATTTCCTCGTAGAGTAGGCGGCGGTTGAAATTGTGTAGTTGGAATATCTGCACCATCAATACTAGGAGGTTTTGCTGGCAACGGTTGAGCTCCGGACACTGATGTGATAACATTCGTTGTGGGTGCAGGTGCTGTGTATTCTGCATTTGCGGGCCGAACCGATGCTGCGCCTGCTTGCAATACTTTTGAGGTTGATTGTATTATTTGATTGGTAGGTAATACGCCACCGGTGGCTGCTATTATACGATCACCAACTCCTGAGGTTTTTGCCGGAGTCGTTGGCGGTGCGGTATTTCTTCCGGTATCTGTTGTCTTGGTAGGAGTTGTGTCTGTCACCCAGATACCTTTGAGTTCCTGGCTAAACTTTCCGCCTCTGAATGTGCTTTTGCAATGTGTAGCCTGATATGTTACTGCTTCTTGTGCCAGGCCAGCCTTGCCCTGCGAACGGTCTGCAAAGTAGTTGTTTTTTCCTGGATCCATGATCCCTGTGTTGAGATCATAGTCTCTAGGTTGGTTCCAGGCAAATTCAAAGTATACACCAGATGCTTTGGCATTTATAGTGCCATCAGCTTCAAATGGTGCTGAGACAAACTTGCCGGGTTGCATGGCTTTGGGAGACGGAATCCAGGCAGGGTCACCCATGATCACTAATCTAATGTTGGCCTGGTCTACCGAGTACAAGTAGTCAGCAGCATTGGCACCAGGTTCAAATGTTTTGCCGTCGCCACCTTGGCGTGCTTGACCGCTGGCTGGCATTGTTCGTTTTTTCCAAAGTTCTCGACTGTTGACTGATTGTTTTAGATCTTCAGCTGTGGAGTAACTGGTAATGGCCTGGCTCCATAGTTTGTTGAACTCCTGTTCATACTGCAAGATCTGCGTGTTTTGTCCTGTGAACCAGTAATTAAACACTTTATGCACACCACGAGAAGCACCACTATCAAAATATTCACTGGCCACTGGCGTTTGATACGGTGCCACGGTATAAATCATTTTGTACGCAAAATCGTTTTGTTTTGGATCATACTGCAAGGGCTGTGCATCACAACTGATACTGAACCAAGCAAACCTCTGCGGAGACGGACCGTTGTTGTCCCAGGTGTTGGTTTCTGAATTCCAAATAACTTTTTGTTGTGCAGTAATATAACTGCTGCTGCGTATTACAGTATCAATGAATTGCACAATCTGTTGTCCTGCTGTTGCAGACTTTTGTCGTACAGTCGGACTCATGCTTTGCTTTTCACTCAGCAGTTGATCAGCTGCTGTTGCTGTGACCGACCCACCTGCCATGCTTTTGTCCAGCGGTCCTGGAGGAACAATGCTGGCGTTTTCTAATATGGGATCAGCAAATTTAATTTCATAAACGTCTGGTATAAAGCCACTACTTTTGGCTTGTGCTGCATAGAACGTATTCAGTGCTGCACATAGTCCGCTGCCGAGCGTTGTGGCGCCAGGTTTGGGTGCTGCGGCTGCGTTAGGGGGTGCGCCAACCCCGCCAACTGCACTTTCACCCGGTTTGGTTTGTGGTACATTGTCAGTTGCTGATATTATTCGAGGGATTGCAGTAGCCATATTATTGTCCGGACTCTAAAAGTGCTTGTGCTCGTTGTGCAGGATCTTGCACAGTGTTACTGCCTGGTGGCGACGATTCTATAGGCACACCGTTTCTGGTTTCGTCTCCGGCTGCCTGGCTTGCTGTCTGTTGAATCACACTGCCAACCAATATGTCCTTGACTGTGCTGCCTTGGAACTGGAAATTCTGCGGTATGCTGCCACGATTGGTGCTAAAGCCAGTGATGTCGGGCACTGCTATTCCTTTGACCATGTATTCAACCAGCTTGTTGGCCACTTTAAATTCAATTCCAGAGATTGTAAAAGGCACAAACTTTTCAATTGCTGCACGATTATCTGTGCTGCCAGTTTTTCGTGCAATAGGTTGCACAAGATTTCCATTGATATCGTAGCCATAAAATCTTATTACCATGCAATACTGTGCTGCGGCATAGTTTATAGGGGTGCCGGGTTTGGCTATATTTTTGGATTCGTACAACTCTCTAACAGCATTCAATAAATTGCTCAACAGTGTGATTCCGTTGGGTTCAGTCACAGTAAAACTTAGTTCTGTGAGTTGCGCTGAACCGCCGGCATCAGGAGTACTACTATAAATGGTACTGAGTTCAAAATTGTCAATGTAAAAATCTAGAGGAAAAAACGGGCTGCGGCCAGCTACCGGAGCGCCGCCACTTTGCACCAACAAATAGTAACCGTTGAGATTTTTCTTATCTGATTTCATCAAGGTCTTGTATGTTTCAGGATCCATCACATACCAACTCAGACTATAGGTATAGCTGGCATACTGATCTAGTACATTATCCTGTGCCACAATGGCATTGGAGGCACCACCATACAATTCGTCCAGTCTATTACGAACCGCTGCGGTGCCGTTGACACCAGCAGCATCATCACTGCGAGCTCCTACCCCGCCTTGTTTAGCGTTGTTTACAGGAGTGGCTCCGGGCACTGCTCCTGAACCTTGCAATTGATTGAATTCTGCTCGCTGCTGAGGATCCAGGAATGTAGAAGATGGTGGAGCCCGTAATGGGCCAGATGCTGGTGGGCTAGATGTGGCCTGACTATTGTTGTATGTAATAGTGGTTGCATCAGTGCCAGAATCAACATCTCCTGTTTCTGTGGTTGGTGGCGGATCAGCATTGGTTGGACCTGCTGTGGTTTTTTCAACTATTCTGCCATCAAACGTTTCAACCTGTTGAGGAGGAACAGGATTGCTTGGACTGGCGCCGTCGTCCCGTGCAGTTTGTGCGGCTCCGGTAGTATCGGCTGAACTGGCAACGGCTGCCAACTGATTTTGTTGAGCCCTTGCCAGTTCTGCTTGCAAGGCCGCAAGCGTTTGACGTTGTCGAGTCAAATTACTCTGAACTGTAGCTCGTTGTAATGGCGTGAGATTTGGATCTTGTAATCTTTCTTCAAACTC